CATTATACCAACTCGTTCTACATTACTACTTAACATAGCATCCATAGTACCTGTAGCTGATATCAGAGCTTGTTGTGCTTTTAGAATATCACCATATCCCATTCCCATTTCAGCAAATTCACTTCTTAACTGACCAGCTTGTTCTCTCATTATACCAACTTGGTCTGTTGTTAAACCAGTTGAATCATATATACCTTGAATCGCAGCTTCTGTATCCATAAATGCTTTAAATAAAGCCGCTCCAAGTGCAAGAGCACCAGCAGTTAATACTGCCATAAATCCAGGACCTGTTTTAATTGTTTGTAAAAAGGCTGTAGCATTTGCTTTGATTCCATCCCACTTCTCTCTCATATCTGTCATGGGTTTCATCATTTCTTTTTGTTTTGAGGCTATCAAATCTTGTTGTTTCTTTTCTTCAATTACACCAGTTAATTGTGATTCCCTATCAGCTAACATATCCCTTCTAGCTTTTGCTTCCGCTATCAAATCAGGATTATTACTACGTTGAGCTGCTATTAAATCAAATTCAGCTTGAGCTCTATCTTTTTGAGTTTGTGCTAAATCTTGATCTAAATTAAGATTTGTCATCATTTGGTCATAATACTTAGTACCCCTCATACTCTCAAGATTTGTCAAATCCATAGCTAATTTAGCATTCTTTTCATAACCTTTGGTTATCTCATCAGAATATCCCGCAGCTGTAGCTTGACTCGCTTTTACGATACTATCAGTAAATAGAAGATTATCGGCATATTTTTGTGATTCTTCTCCCAGTTGAGCAAAAGCTTGAACTAATTGTTCTGCTAAATTGACCTGATCTGGTGATATTTCTGGATTTTGATCCACTTAATAACTCCTATTTTCCATATTTTGTTTTTACAAATTTTAATAAATCTTGTGCATCTAAACTACCATCGGAATTAACTTTAATTCCATTATCTCTTGCGAATTTATTTCTTTCTTTTCGAAAAGACATCGATTTATCTATTAAGTCTTGTTTAGCAGCAATAACCTTTTTGGCTTGTGCTTTGATATCAGGATCTTGCATTATTTTATTCCAAATAATTTTAGATTTTTTATCTCTGAAAGTTGATATTAATTTATCTAAAATACCATCTACCAATTTTTCTTTTTTTGATTTCATATAAATTCTCCATACTATTACTGGTATAGTTCTTCATATATAAATATCAATAATTGAAAAATTAAAGAGTATTAAGATAAGATTAAGGTTTAGCTTGTGGTATATTTGGTCTATGAATAGTACCCGAACTACTACTACCACTTTTAGCTTTTTCGTATTCGTCTTTTTCTGCTTTTTTAACTTTTTCTATTTGTTTAATATAGAATTTTCGTAACCATACGGGCATATAGTATACTTCATCGTGAGTAAAACCTCCCTCACCAAAGTAACATAGAACAAAAATCTCTTCGTGTATTTGCGGTTTATGCTCCGGCCTTAGGCCAAAAAAAGTCGACGGTCATTGGGACCGTCATCTCCTGTTCTGTTCCATCTTCATCAGTATAGATATATGTTAAATCTAAATCAGGACTAACAGATTTTGCATATTGTCTTAATTCCTGTGAATCTCTTGACAATAATTGATTATCTACGAAATTTCTAACAGCTTGTGAGCTGTCATCACCATCTATTGATGTAATAACATATTTTAACCTTGTGGTAACTTCAGGAGTAATACCAGATTGTTTTGATATCTTTTTCATACCTTCTAATTCTTTAGAAATACTTTGTTCATCTGCATGTGTTAGAATTTTAAAAGTAATATTTCTTTTTGATGCTGGTAGTGTATATGCGAACTCATTAACACCCTCAGGTGATTCAAAACCAACTTCTTTATGTTCAATTAAACTTAAATCTATTGAATCTGATACCATTTGTTGTGATGATGGATCTTTAAATGTAAAATCATACTTAGCACCATAACCTAAAATTCTAGCAGCAAACATAATTGCATTTTTATCACCAATTAACAAATCATTATAATTAATCTGTTCTCCTTTACCATTACCAATAATCAATGATTGTAATAGTTTATCAAGAACAGTACCTTTTTTAATAAGATTTGCTGATGTTAAAATATCTTCTTCTTTAGCAGTCATATACTTAATTTCTACTTGACCACTTGATAAAGGATTATCATTATCATAAAAATGACCCTTTGAAGGTAAATCTACTACTTCTGATGGGAACTTCTGTTCCGCTGTCTTTTGTGTTTTTGAAACATTTGCCATAACATTTTCTCCTAATCTAATACAAACTCATTCGTATATAAATATATACAAAATAAAAAAAAGGGAATAAAAGTTAATTTATTCCCTCTTTTAGCGATGAGACCATGTGTGGGCGTTAGATTAGAAATCTAATTTTGTTTTAGAATTGTAATATAGCGTAATCAAATCTTATTGTGCAAGATATAGCTGCTACATCGGTTGTTTTATCCCAACCTAATTCTTTAAAGTCTGCTTCTTTACACCAAGCACCTTTAAGTGTCCATTCTTCTACTTTATCACCAACAGGACCGAGAACATTAATTGTAATGTCTTTTTTGTAGAAATCTGAATATCCATCTCTACCAGTTACTGATTCGTGCCCTAAACGAACCCACTCCATAACTGCTTGAGCTCCAGATGGTACAATTGGATCATATAACTCAATAGTCATAGCATCCCATGCACTTTTACCTTTCACATATCTTTGAACATTGATATGGTCAAGTTTGATTTCTTCCGAAGTAATTTTTGGTCTAGCTGCTGTCTTAATAAGATAAGCAGGTATTCCTTCGATATACATTATAAATCTATTCTGAACCTTTGGTTCAAAAGGTGTAAACATTATTTCAGTAGGGTCAAGTAATTGAGCCATTATATTTCTCCATTTTTATCAATTTTGACATTTTCGTCAAAAATTCTGTATTCAATAATAAATAGTTAAATATAAAAAAAATCCCCAACTTTTGTTGAGGATTTTTCTTTTTTTTAACCTTATAGGACGGAAAGATTAAATTATTATTCTGGGAATGCAGCTCCAGTAGGTAGGATGCTGAAATCAAGAACAATAAACTCAGCAGTTCTTGTAGGTTGAACAAATATTTGACCATATAAGATATTTCTATCTATTAAATCAGGTGTATTATTTGATTCATCCATCACAACTTTAAATGCTGATAAACCACTATTAGCTTGAACAGATTCCAAGAATGGATTAGCGATATTCAAGAATCTTTGTCTTGTTGACGCTGTATTTTGTTCGAATACTAAATATCTTGAAGCCGAAGCGATAAACTTCTTAACTTTAATTAATAGTCTTCTTACATTTACTCTGTCAAGAGCTGATGGTTTACCTTGTAGAGTTTTTTGCCCCCATACAACAACTCCTTGACCAGGAAATGATGCGATTGGGTTAACTCTATCTTCATATAAGTCATCTCTTTCTGCGTGTGTTAGTCTTGTTTCTGCTTCTACTACTTCAGTCAATCCACCACGATTCAATCCAGCAGGAGCGAACCATTCGTGAGATACTTTATCTGTATATGCAATCACTCCACCCAATACTACTGATGGTGGTACCCATACTGGTTTAGATAATGTTGTATCAATTATCTTAACCCATGGCCAATAAGTGGCTGCGTAGTTAGTATCTAATGTTGAAACTGAATTTGTAGCATCTGATATTGTTTTACCTAATATTGTGCAATCCATCAAATAGAAACAATCACCTCTATCTTCACATATGTTAATAGTATGTGTTATAATAGAATCGTGAACACCTTGAACTATACCAGGAGTGATTATAAGGTTTACATCAAACTCATCAGGATTAGAAACCGAATTAAGAGCTTTCTTCCAAGCTTTTTGACCTTCTGAGGTAGCACCTGAGAAAGAGAATCCACTTGAATTACCTGTTGAGATATCTTCACCCATATTCATTGACCTAGCAGGATTAAATCCATCAAATCCCCATTGTAGACCTACAGTAAACTTTCTTTGATTAACATGCGAATTAGCAAGTGTTAATAAATCAGAAGATGTAGCATATCCACTTGGAGCATCTGCTGTTCCATAAACAGAATTTAGACTAAATGAACCAGTATCATGTGTTCCAGAGTTTTTTGCTATAGGACCAAAATACTGACTATTTAAACTATTAACTTTTAAGTCATCTAAATTAATTCCATAATGACCTTTCAAATTAAATACTGAATCAATTTGTTGATTAGTTTTAAATGAAGGTGCTGGGAATACATTTGTACCCGACGCACTTGCTGGGTTACTATATTTAGAGTGACCATATGGAACTAAATCCTTTGGAAACGATTCTATTGTGTCATATGAAGCTGGTGATACATAAATATATTTACTTTTATTAGCATAGTTTCCACCATACTTTATTTTACCAGCAGCATCAATAGATTTTAAGTATCTATCACCAATAACTTTTAGAACAAAATTACTTGAATTTGGATCTAAATTCATATTTTGAAATGATTCTAATACTTCTTGTGATTTGTCTGTATCTGTATATTTTCTTACAGCCAATGAGAACGAACCATACTCTGAACCAGCGATTGTTCCTGCAGCTTTAATATTATATAATGATACTTTTATATCTTGATTTACATTACTACCATGATTTATCGATTTAATTTGAAATAGTGAATCACTATTTTGAGATAATATCATTGGTGTATATGCCTGTGAATATTCAGTAGAACTAAAATCAATTATTGATGATGCACCCTTATTGATTGTTAGAGCGTGTGCACTTGCAGCAGAACCAACACCATCTTTATATGGTTTATATCCAGCATCATTAAATAGTTTATAACAATAAACTGGTTTTAATTTTGATTGTGGATCTGTTCCAAATACTTTTTCAATATGATTATCTTTTGCTGTATCAAAAGAACAACTAAATGTTGCGTTAGCAACTGCACTACCAGTTATTGATATTGCAAAACTACTTGTAGCTGCTGGAGCAGCTGGTGATACTGATGATGCACCTAAATCAGTAGCAGTAGCAAAGCTGTTAAATGCACTTGGTGCTAAAACAGCTAATACTTCTTTAGTATTGTTATTTGATATAATAATAGATTTAGCTATTGAATATCCATCTAGACCTAAACACCTAACTATTGTTACAGTTCCTGCGCTTCTCAAATAACTTTGAACTGCGTAAGGAACATAATAGTTGGGGTTTGTACTTCCGAATTTTT